CGCAATTATTTATGGGAAGGAGAAGCATTAAAAGATGGAGAGTTTATAGGTTCTGAGAATGGTAAATGTTATCTGCAAATGGTTAAAGGTGTAGGCCTACAACTAATTTATAATGAATTAAATTGTACCTCAATTGAAGGTAAAATATATGGAAATAATAATCAAACAATTGCTGCGTATTCATTAACTGATAATGATAGATCCAATTTATTTAAAACTGGATACATTTCAAATGAAAGCGTTTTAAAACCATATAAACAAAGTCAATTATCACAAACAAATAATTATATGGAAATAGGGTTGGGGAATAAAAATATTATCCCTGGAAATGATGACAAGTATATAAAAGAGATAAAAGTAAATGATATATCAGAATGTAAAACTTCATGTAACGAAGATAAAAATTGTGATGGGTTTCTGTACTTTAACACGAATAAAGATAATACTAATGTTAAGGGTTGTCTTTTAAAAGATAAAAGTCAAATTAATCAATATGGTAAAAGTTCCTTTATTTTGCCAGACAACGCATTTCCAAATTTTTCAATTATAGAGAATAAATTATATAAAAGAATGAATAATGTAAAAAATAATACCTCTTGTAGTAAAGAAGTATCTCCCATTTCAAATGATTTGTATTCTAATTATGTAAAGGGTGGAAGTTTCACAGAAAAAGATACTTGTGGTTTGGGAAAGTATAATCAGGAGTTAAAAAAAAAATTAAATCGTAGTTTATCTCGGTTACAATTAACAGTTAGAAAAATGAATCAAAAATTAAGTAATTTATCTGTTACAGATAAAAAATTATTAAATGAGCGTGGATATAATGAAAAAAAAATTAATGATAATATAATGTCAATTGGATTAACCCATCAGAAATATTTAGGATTTAAACCACGATTTGAAACAGCAAAAGGTATGGCAAATGATACAGAAGCAGACATGTTAAGTAAAAGTTATAATAGTTTATTATGGAGCATTTTGGCGATTATGATAGTCATAGGGGGAATTAAAATGACAAAATAAATATATATTATCTCATAAAATAATATATATGAACTCTCAACAAACTACAAATAATTATACTTCATATAATAATGATAAAAAGTTAAATACTATTACCACGATATTAAATTTACAACAAACCGAAAAACAATTATTTAGTGATTTAGAAACGATTGCAAGTAATCCCGAAGGAAGTAATTTAGCAGAACAAACTAAAATTATTGAAAAAATAAATAGTTTATCGGCAACAAGAATTAATTTATTCAATACCATTAATGATTTGTATCAATACGCCAAAGATAATGTTTCTGAAAATAGAAAAGAATTAGTTGATAAAATGGTTGTAGCTAAGGTAATGGAAACCCAATTGAATAATATGAAAGAAATGTCAAATGAATTACAAACTGTTAAAAATAATAAATTAAGAATGGTTCAAATTAATACGTATTATGGAAAGCAATATGAAGGACAAACCGATTTAATGAAACTGATTGTTAAAATATGCGTTATTATTATAGCAATTGTAGTTGTATCTAAAATGGGATTTATACCTACTCAGTTTACAACTCCTGTTATTGTTGTTATAATTGGTGTCGGTGCGTTCCTAATATTTAGAAAAATAACAGATCTATCATCTAGAGATAAAATGGATTTTGATAGATATGATCGCGGTACGATGCAACCGAATGATTTATCGGACGAGTATGATTATAATAAAAATTTTAATGAATTGGGTAATGATGGTTGGTCTATTTGCGGAGAAGGAACCTTATTTAATAATGATAAAGGACAGTGTCTAGTTAAAACAGTTGAACCATTTAGCATAATGAATAGCGAAGTCGTTTCAGGATGCAATAATTTTACTCGTTTAAGTGGACCGATGGAATTATAAATTACATCAATAAAACATATATTTTAATATATAAATATATTAGTAAATGAATTTTAATAACTGTCAACAACAAGTATATAATGCATTGATAAATTATGGCATATATCCTAGACCTCCACAATGTCCGAAAGGGAAAAAGGGAAGAAAATGTAGAGCGATGCTTGCAAGTTATCAAAATAATGGAGGAGATAAAGCAATAAACATCGCGTCTGCTAATAAATGCGACAAGAAATGTAGAGAAAAAATACGACAGCAACAACTACTTATTGCTCAGTATAACGTCGCGCGAACAAATGTTAAAACAGCCCCTCCAAAATTTGATGTGGCTGAAAAAAATTATTATGTAGGAATTTATGGTCAAACTGAATATAATGATTTATTATTAGAGAGATATACTAAAGAAATTAAAAATATTACAAACAATGAAAAAAAAATATTTAATGGACAAAAAGAAAATATGTTATTATTATTAGAATATTACGAAAAGAATATATTATTAAATGAAAAATTAAATATACTTATTAAAAAAATTATAACAGAAAATAATATACTAATTAATAAAATAGATGATATAATAAGTAGAAGAAATACAAACGAGAGGGTCATTCATTATGACGACCAACGATTACATAATGTTAAGAAATGGAAAAAATATAATTTATATTTTTTGATATTTATTTACATTACATTATTTTTATTATTATTTATATTTAGACGCGATCAAATAACTTATAAAATTATTTTATTATTTATAATATTATTTATAATTCCTTTTTTTTTAATTCCTTCAATAACTAGGGTTATTTTATCTACTTATAATTGGATTGACGATGATGTGTCTAATATGGGAGCAAACCAATTATTATATAAAATTTTATTTGAAATTTCAGATGAATTGAAATTATTTTTTGGATTTTTTGCCGGTCCTATTGAATTTTTAGCGTTATAAAATAATCATTAAAAAATAATTATTTTATTATCATTTTTACATAAATTTTTATATTTTATATATTTTATATATTTTATATATTTACATAATATCACTTTCATTAATATCTCCTTCGTCGTCGTAAATAATAGATATATTTTGCCATCCATTTTTATAAACACCATATCGCTTATCCATAAAATCATGCAGTTCTCTTCCCTTTGGAACATTGCGTCCGTAATTACTAGTATACCATTGTTTGAATGTTTCTGTAAGTTCTGTTTTCTTAATTTTACCACCTGATATTTTCATAATCTTATCTCTGGCAAATTGAGCTAGATAATCCTGACTATTTCTGTATTCGTCACTAGCACACAAAACCTTTCTACAATCCTTTACATTTCCTTTTAATTTATATGCAACTTCTACTAGTTTTGACATCATAATAGGAGCCCATCCATTAAATTTCGCATCAAGACGTTTATCAATCGTATACTGATGCGGATATAAATCTCTAGGGAATTTAACTTCATCTCCGAATGGTTTTTCTACAAATTTAGATTCAAAATCGCAAACACGAATTCGCCTCCAAGTTCCATCGTCATTATTTTTAATATCAAACATTGTATTTGTCGTCACTACTAATTTGAATTGAGGAATAAATGTAATTGAGTCACTCCATAAGGCTCGTCCTTGAATAGGATCTCCTCCAGTAATTTCTTTCATAATGCCTTCATTAATTGTATCGCCTTTAGATGGTTCTTGCATAACGGCATATCGTTTTCCTTTTAATTGAACGATTTCACTTGATGTGCTTCCGATTGTATTTCGCTTTTGTGTAATAAGTTGGAGCGGAACGACACCTTTATAATCACCCATTAATTTAGACATTAAGTCTACTAGTTTACTTTTTCCATTTGCACCAGAACCAGTATAAATATTGAATGTTTGATTGTCATTTGTTCCAATCAAACATGATGCCAAATGCTCCCACATATATGCTTTTAATTCTTCACTTGGAAATAATTGATTCATAAACTCATCTATATTATCTGAAACTTCTCTGAATTGTTTATTATCATAATTGCAGACCACATAATCAATATTAGTGCTCATAGAAAGATAATCATCAGGTTGACCTCTTCTGAAAATACTTGATTTGAAATCAATTACTCCATTATTAAAACACATTAAATACTGATTTTGGTCTAGTTTATTAACAAATTCTCCGTCAAAGAATAATTCTTGAGATTCTCTCATAATGTTATTTTTCCAAGATGTTTTTTTCAACAAAACACATATATCGGATAATTTATTTGTCAATTTTTTAAGACTTTCATATTTCTCGTATTTTTCACCGTCAAGAGTTCCATTTGGGTTTTCTAGTTTTTCATTTTCTAATGTGTGAAGTTTCTCAACCGCATCTTGGATCTTATGACAATATATATCATGTACGTCTTTTGAAATCAAAACTCGCAATGAATTTCCAGAATCAACCTTTTCCCATTTATGTCCCTTATATTGAAACCACATATTTCCTTTAATGCTAGCACATACAAACATATCTTTGAAGATATTATATAATACATTTGCAAAATCATACTCTGTACTAGTTTGAATTGATTTTTGTATAAAATAATCAATTGTTTCTTTTCTAACATTTTCATAATCTTCCTTAGTAGAGTTATTTTTGGCCCAGTAAATAATTGAACGACTTGTTAAACCATCCTCATTTTTATAGTCAAACTTTTGCCACTTGTCATACATATCTTCTACAATGTCAAAACTAAATTCACTGGATTTTGAGCTCATTTTAACCCAAGATAAGAATAGCTTCTCATTTGTATTTTTAAGAGCCCATCCAACGCGTATCCATTTATCATAAGAAGACGGTCCGTAAAATGTATCAGGTAAAATCATTACATAATTGTGTATTTCCTTCAGTTCATAATCCGTCGGCATAATATCCGAAAATAAATCTTCTATTTTTTTATCAAGAATTTCTTCATTTAATTCATTTTCATCAATTTCTATTTTTTTCAGAACATATTTTTTCTTTCCGTTTGCTGATTTTGTGCCTGTCTTTTTTTTATTAAATGAAACAATCCTTTTTTCATATTCTTCTTTTAGTTCTTGGCGAACTTCAAACATCTGATATTTATTATATTGAGCACTCAACAAATGAAACTTTTCTTTCAAATTAAAATCATCAATCTTATGCTCTTCTATTTCCCATTCATTAATATTGGAATCATAAATAATTTTATAATGACCAGTTATTTCATATGCTTTATGTCCTGGTTTTCTTGAACCATACAATTGCCAATTACAATGTCCCATTGTTACTCCTTCATCAAGGACTGCGTCCCATGTATTTATAATAGGCAAATCTTCCCACATTGTTTTAATCTCATTTTTAACCATTTCTCTCAACATTAATTGCATCGCTTTATGCATAGAAATGCCGATAATTAAATGAATACCGTCTTTTGTTTTAACATCTAAAACATTTACAGTAGGTTTTTCTAATATAAATACATTAATAGGAATATCAGAATCTACGCTTACTAATTTACTAATAGACTCGGCATATAACATTATCAAATCGACTACATGATCTTTTGTATGCAGACGCGTATCAACAGACGGGTCATAGTGTAAATCCAAATCAACCAAAATCGGACCGTCTTCTATTAATTGTTTCTCTGTCAAATATTCAGCCCTCTTTCTAACAAATACATGGTTATAATATTTTTTATAAAATTCTTCTTTTTTATCTTCACTGATTGCGTAAGAACCTCCATAAACATTTAAATCCTTGCTTCCAATTCTTGTATGCGTGATACTAGACGTGGTTTGAGCATTAGATTGAAATGTTCTTAGAAATTCCTCAAACGATAAATCCTGTGATGTCATATTGATTAAGATATATTAGTGCGATATATTTATCTCAATTTTTTTATATAATTTCTGTCAATTTTTTTATTTATCTTTAATTAAATAATTAAATATTATTCATAACCCTGTATTAAATGATAGGTTGTATAATTCAATTACTTACTTAATTTAACTTAAATAGTATAAACAAATAGTTTAAATATATTCATTTATATTTTATTAATGACAGATAAAAGAGCATCTATTTTTGTTCCACAGAGTGCATTAAAACGCCTCGTAAGTGATATTAAACAAATTGATAAAAATCCACTAATTAACCAAGGCATATATTATCAACATGATGAGACCGACATGCTGAAAGGATACGCAATGATAGTAGGCCCTGAGGATACTCCATACGAATATGGTTATTATTTTTTTGAATTTAAATTTCCTCCGAATTATCCGTTTTCACCGCCAACTGTAACATCATGTACTCAAGACGGTAAAACCCGATTCAATCCAAACATGTATGTATCAGGTAAAGTATGCGTTTCTGTTTTAAATACATGGAGCGGGGAACAATGGTCTAGTTGCCAAAATATATCTTCTGTATTGCTTGTTTTATGTACGATATTATGTAAAGACCCTTTTACAAATGAACCTCAAATGACGACAGCTCATCCAGATTGTAATAAATATAGTAAAATTATACAATATAAAAATATTGAAGTTTCCATATACGAAATGATGACAAAAAAATTACTACCAAAAAGATTTGAATTGTTTTATCCAATTATGAAAGAATTATTTTCAAAAAATAAAGAAAAAATTATTTCAACTGTTGTATCAAATTTAAATGAAACAAATAATATATACACTGTATCAAATTATAATATGAATGTAAAAATAAATTATAATCAACTCCTTCAATCGTTAACGGATTTTGACGATGAAAATAAGTAATTTAGAGAGAGATAAATAAAAATATATTTTATTATTTATTACATTGATATTATTTATGGGTTATTTATAAATAATATTTTATTACACTAAAAATTGAATTAAATATAAATTATAATAGTATTGTATAAGATAAAATGCACTTTTGTACCAAATGCGATAATATGTATTATATTAGAATTTCATCAGATGATGATAATAAATTAATTTATTACTGCAGAAATTGCGGACACGAAGACGATATTTTAACAAAGGAATATATATGCGTATCTAATACACAACTCAAACGAACAGAACAAAAATATTCTCATATTATTAATAAATATACAAAACTAGACCCTACATTGCCAAGAACTACAACAATCAAATGTCCTAACTCAGAATGTTCTTCTAATAAAAAAGAGGATGAAATATCTAAACAAAACGAGGTTATTTACATCCGATACGATGATATTCATATGAAATATATTTACATATGTGTAAATTGTGACGGAATGTGGAAAACGGATGAACAAAAATAAAATAAAATAAAATAAAAAATTGAAATATATTAAAGTTTCTCTATCTATAATAAATAAACAAATGAGCCAACAATCTTTAGATGAAGTTTCTGAAATGTCAAATAATGAGTCTGAAGATATGTCACGTGATGTCTCAGAAGATATGTCCGAAGATATGAAAGGAGGAGGAGATTATAGTGACTCTGAATATGACGAGGAAGAAGATGAAGAAGCAACAAGTAAAGAAAATAAAACCAAACAACAAGATGAACAAAATGAAGACGACGACGATGAAGAAGATGAACCAGATGAAAATTATCTTATGAAATTTGATAGAGAAATGAGAAAAAATTATTTAGTTGATTTCCATCCTGAAACACTTATAAATAATTATTCTGAAATTCAAGCATTAGTTAATATAACAAGAGATTCAAACGGAAATATAATTGACGAATTTCATAAAACAATCCCATTTCTTACAAAATATGAAAAAACACGCGTTTTGGGACAAAGAGCAAAACAGATTAATTCAGGATCAAAACCATTCTTGAAAAAGTCAAAACTTACTTACGAAGGAAAACCTATTATTGATGGATATCTTATTGCTCTTGAAGAATTAAAATATAAAAAATTGCCATTTATTATTAGAAGACCTCTTCCTAATGGAGCATCTGAATATTGGAAACTAGATGATTTAGATAATATCTATTAAATTAGAATTATTAATAGTAAAAAGAAATATAAATTTTAATTACAAATTTGAATAATTTATAATTAAATAATACAAATAAATTTTAATATTTTTTAATGTTTCATAGTCTTTTTTTGTTTTTTATTATATTTTTTATTTTGCTTTTTACATTTCTTAGATGTTTTATTTTTTTTATGATTACGTTTATTCTGTTTATGTGTTATTTTTTTATTTTTATTTTTGCGATTTTTATATCTTCTTGTTTTTTTCATTCCTCCTGTATTACCAGATAACAATTGAATGCCAGCTCGTGGATTTTCTTCTATAATTGGTTTAGTGCCTATATTTATAAACTTAAATACTAAATCATTTCCATCCTTACTACATTGTAAAAACCCATATACATAACCTGGTAAAGCTACTTCTTCGGTTGTCATCAAATATTCAACATTATACCTCTCTATTTTACCATTTCCATTTTCATTTATTTCATCGTCGTCGCTTACAGGAGGCATAACAATTATTTCCCTCATTTCTTCATCCCCATCTTTAAATGGATATGCATCTAAATCTGCACCTCCTGTTCCAACAATATATTGTTTTATAAACATTTTTGAGTTGGAATAATCTCCTTCTGATGGTGATATAGCTATATTTCCAATTTGATATTGATGTAAATCCGCACATAAATAATAATAGTTTATTTGTTTATCTAATAAACGTTTATATATATCATTATAAAAAACGTCTAATAATGGTTTACCTGGACTACTAATTAAATTAGTAGCATTTCCTTTCATTTTATAACCAGTAATTGGATGATGTCCTATTATAATTACATTTTTAATAATGTCAATATATTTATCAATACTATTTTTAATAAATTCAGATTGATACGTTCTTACACTTTGTACTGTGAGAGGTTCTTGTTTATTCGCAAATTCGGGGTGTATTTTATAACAATCTATTACACCTTCAGCATATTCATCATCATATATTGTAGTATCAATCATCAATATTAGTGTATCATCTTGAAATAATCTAGCCTTATTAATTACAATATTTAAGTTTTCATTTAATGTTTTTTCATACATATATTCTGTCCGAAGTATTTTACAAGATGTTTCTACTTGATCTAAATTGGATACATATAGGTTTGTTTCATAATCGTGATTTCCCATTACTACATCAATTTCAACATTTTTAGGTAAACTATCAAACCCTGAAAACATATCATCCTCTTCAAATTTTTTAACTTTTATTTTTTTATCCCCATCAACAACCGTTAATTTATTTGGATAATAATTGTCTCCTGCTACAACAATGAATTCAGGATGAGTTGCTTTAGTAATTTCATTTAATTTACGCATTACATTTGTTAAATTTGAAGCCGTTTTTGTAGAATCCATCGTTCTTAAATAACTAGTTCCTTTATTCCAACAACCAAAATGTATGAAACTATTTAAACTCATATACTATATTGTAATATTTAGTTTGTATTATTTTCTATATTTATTTTAAATTACTTATCAATTTACACCATTGAAGATTTAAAATTGAAATATTTTTAATTATACAATATTATACAATATTATAAACTATGATAACCGACCAAAGCTTACTTAAAACAAAATATTCTATTGATATTTTAGAAAAAAATATTGATAATTTAAGTATTACAAGAATATTAAGAACTCAAATAATCACACCTGAATTTTGTATTAAATATATATTAAATGAAGATTATGCATCATGCGTGGAAGAAACATATATATGCGACATTGATGTATTACATAATCAACCTCATATTAAACAGTCCGACCTATGTGATGCTAGAAAAAAATTAGAAATTAATTAAATAATATAATTAAAAATATATGAGAATGATTATATAAAAAATTATTAATTTATATAATTAATA